TGTATAGTCCCTAGGTACTTTGACTAACGTCAGTTAAACCTAGACCTCCCCTCCAGGATACTCTTTAGCTGATCTCTTCGGAGGTTGGTTAGAGGGTATTCTGGAGGGGTAATTCTTTTTTTTTTTTTGTCAAAAAGTACCAGGTGACGCTAAAGAGAGAATCCTATCCAAAAGGGGGATTTAGGGGGTTAATATTAAAAGAGTAACTTAATAGCGGTAGCATTAAGGTACATTAATTATTGTTGTTGTTTATTAAAAATAATATTATAAAATATTTTTAAAGGAGTACTTTTAAAGAGTACTTTAAAATATTATTTTAAATATCATTCTGTAACACTTGTGTAGAGACACTACCTGTTCAAGGTAGAAGGTGTTTCCCGGTGTCTATGGATTTATACTAAAAGGAATTTAAAATGGAATCGATTATTCAAATGGCTATTGTTGTGTTAAGTACAGGTGCCTTCTGGACCTACTTACATAACAAAGATAAGCAACGCCAAGAGGCTCACGATCAATTGACTGAGCTACTTATGTCTGAAGTTAAGAAGCTTGAGGGCAAGGTTGATAAGTTGCTAAGGGATAAAGAAGAGTTGCTTACTATGATCTCTGATCTAAAGATTCAACTTCATAGCAATAACATTGTTCCTGTTGTTAAGGCTCCTGCTAAGACCACAACCAGACGTGGAGCTAAAAATGCCGCTTAAGAAGGGCTACGGTGACAAAACCGTGAGTGCTAACATTAGGACTCTTGAAAAAGAAGGTAAGCCTCATGCTCAAGCAGTAGCTATTGCTCTGGATTTAGCTAAGAAATATAAACCAAAGAATAAGAAATAATACATTATGACTACCTCAACAAACAAAGGTGTCCAAGATGCCTCCGCTGGGGTAGACTTAGACCCAACAAGCATAGATAGAAGCGTTCGTGGTGGACGTGGAAGTGGCCTTAGACCTGGACAGGGTCGCCCAAAAGGTACTACTACAATCTACTCTAAAGAATCTGTTAAAAAGCTTCAGAGCCTGGGCTTTGATCCTATTGAGAAACTTGTGGATCATTACTATCGTGTTCAGGAAAAGATTAATGCTATGGAGAGTGGAGAGACAAGATACTCTGCAGTGGCTTTAGCGAATCTTTTAAACATACAAACTAGTGTCATGAATACACTTATGCGTTATGGTTACAGACAGGTGCCTGAGAAGAGTGAACAGGTAATCGAGGACAAAAAGCCGCTTAAGATTGTCTTCACAAATGAATAACTAAGTATACATAGTAATAAATTAAATAAAATTATTACAATTACAGTATACATAAAAAGGAATACATATGAGAGTACAATCAGCAGCAGAATACAGCATTGAGTACTATACAAATGCTATCATGCAACTAAAAGAAGCCTCTAACAAGATCTTCCAAGAAGGCATTCAAGCACGATACGAGTTAGCTCAGTTCAATAAGAAACTTGAAGAGCTTAGACAATGTAATAAGAAGAAGGACATCGTAACCAAAGATAAGGTTGATGTGATCGTTTAAATGTCAAATGAAATTAAATTACACAGAGGTCAGTCTGAAGTATTAAAGTATTTGTTCTCAGAGAAGGGTGGCACTAGATATGCTGCTACAGTAGCCTCACGAGGCTTTGGTAAGAGTTACCTTGCTAGTGTTGCTGCTACAATGGCTGTTCATGAGTTGCTAGAGATGCCTGAAGATGTTCCTAATAAGAACGTCTCGATTATCTGTCCAACATACCAACAGTCGTTAGATATTTATTGGCCTCTACTAGCCTACAATCTAGGCCTAGAGGATTATGCTGAGAAGTCATCTCAGACAGCTGGAACATTCTGGTTTCAGAACAATGTAAAGCTTAAGCTATGGTCTTATGAAGCATCTGAAAGGATGCGTGGATCAGGTCAGTACTTTGTTGTTGGAGATGAGGTCTCTGACTGGACTGGTCAGCCAGGACTTAAAGAGTCTTGGGAATCTATCATTCAACCTGCTATGACTACACGTTGGGCAGGTAATCATAAGGCTCTTATTATCGGTACACCTAAGGGTATGAATTACTTCTACGACATGACTAACTTTGAATCTATGGACAACCGTTGGAAGACCTTTAGATATACCTATAGGGACTCTCCATATCTATCTGTGGAAGAGATCGAGAGGACTAAGCGTCTGATTGACCCTATGAAGTTTGCTCGAGAGTATGAGTGTTCCTTTGAGGACTCTGGTGCTAAAGTATTCTACATGTTTGATCGTAAGACTCATGTGACTGCTGATCTACCATACTTCAATGTAGAGACAACAAACAAAGAAGATGTCCATGTGGCTATTGACTTTAACATTGGCATTATGGCCGCTGTAGTCTTTGCTGTTAGAGCTGGACAGATTCATATCTTAGAGGACATGCAGAATGTTCTCGATACCGAACAGTTAGCTAAGAAGCTTAAAGGTCAATTCAAGGATAAAGGTCATAGGGTATTTGCTTATCCAGACCCTGCAGGACGAGCTAGGAAGACAAGTGCTGTTGCTGGGGCTACTGACTTCTCTATCTTGGAGAGTCATGGTATTATCTGTAGAGCACATAAAGCTGCTCCTCCTATTGTTGACTCTGTGGCTGCTGTTAATCGTAAGTTTAAGAATGCTCATGGTGATATCGATATGTATATTCATCCTAGAGCAGAGCACACTATTCGTTCACTAGAGAGAACTGTGTGGGTTGAGAACAATCCTAATACAGCACAGATATCTAAGGCAGAGAACGTAGAACACTGGACAGATGCTCTTCGTTATGCTGTTGAATACTTATTCCCTGTTCGTTCAGGTACTAAGACAGTTACTAAAGGCTTTATGTTTTAAGGAAATATTATGGCTATTGAATATCGTGGTGAAACCTTTGAAGGTTATAACAAACCAAAGAAAACCCCAGGTAACTCAACTAATTCACATGCAGTGTTAGCCAAAGAAGGTGACACTATTAAGCTTATTCGCTTTGGTGCTCAGGGTGTTACTGGTTCTCCTCCCAAGGATGGTGAATCAGACTCCTATCAAGCACGTAGAGAGGCCTTCTATGCTAGACATAAGGCTGATATCCAGAAGGGCAGAATGAGTGCTGCTTACTGGGCATGGGTAGTTAAGTGGACAAATAAATTTAAATAACAATCTGATAGTCGAGTGATTAAGTTCATGAGATATTCAGCATCTCTGTAAAGCGTTACCAGGTTGCGTACACGGTTTGGGGCCGTGTGGTCTAGGTTCAAATCCTAGTACAGAGACCAGAACCCACCTTAGGGCTGTTGTCGCTACAGTAAAAGGCGTCACTAGAGTGGTATAGTTCAATAGGTAGAATCAGACGTTATCTCTGGAATGTGAGTTCGAGTCCCACTACCGCTCTTCTTATAACTGGCGTTAGCCAAAAGGATTCCAATGTTTATATTAAAGTATTTACCTGCATGGTTATTCTATATTACTATGTTTATTGGTATATTTGGATATTTATTCTCTGGTAAATTAAATAAATATAAACCAATATTCATTGCATTAATCTTTGCATCAACATTTATGATTGGTGTAATATCCAATAATAACTACTGGCTTCAGAAAATATCTGAGCTAGAGGTTGAGATTGCTCGCCTTGAGACTAAGAGTGAGAAGGTCAACACACAAATAGTAACCAAAATAGTAACTAAAGAGAAGATCGTTAAAGAGGCTGCTGATGTGCAGATCAAGTATATTGATCGTGAGATTGTTAAATACAATGATCAATGTAAGATCCCTCCAGAGGTCATCTCAATACACAATAAGGCGGCTACACAATGAAGAAGCTTATACTATTGTTTACTTTAGCATTATCAGGATGCTCTACAGTAGTTCCTGTAGTGGCTAAATTCCCAGAGGCACCTAAAGAGTTACTTACTCTGTGCCCTAAACTAAAGGTAGCAGACGAAAAGCCTGAGCTATCAGAACTCACAAAGACTATTGTGACCAACTATTCCGAATATCACTTATGCGCTAACCGTGTTGAAGGTTGGAGTGAGTGGTATACACAACAAAAGAAACTGTTTGAGGCGCTTAAATGATACTAACACTAGATCAGCTTAGACAACTTATTCCACGTAATAAGCATGTCACATATTGGCATCATGCCTTAGAACAACTCCTACCCGACTATGGTATTGATACCGAGAAGCGTATTGCAGCATTCGTTGCTCAATGTGCTCATGAGTCAGGTGAGTTTACAATGATTAAAGAAAATCTCAACTATCGTTGGGAGACACTCCGAAGAATTTTCCCTAAGTATTTCCCTAATGATGAACTAGCAAGGCAGTTCGCAGGTAAGCCTGAAGCTATCGCTAACAAGGTCTACGCTAATCGTATGGGTAATGGAGATGAGGCTTCAGGAGATGGATATAGGTACTCTGGTAGAGGCCTAATACAGTTAACAGGTAAAGATAATTATTTTTGGTTTGCTGAGTCTATTGGTATTTCCGCAGAGGAAGCTAGTGAGTACATGAGTACCTTTGAGGGTGCTGCACAGAGTGCTTGCTGGTTCTGGGAAACTAATAACTTAAATAAATGGGCAGATCAAGGCGATATAGAGACATTAACAAGAAAAATTAACGGAGGTACCATTGGTATCGAGGACCGTAAAAAGCACTATGCACATGCACTCCATGTACTAGGTGTGTAAATGTCTACTATTCTTCTTACCTTAGTGTTAGCTGGTTATGACCCTAAAGCCCCCGTCTGTGAGAGATGGACATGGCAGGGACCCGTTTATAACCGTAAGGTCAGTTGTTTAAAGTGGAAGAACAATGACAAAACGGATAAAGGGAAAAGAAAATGATTGATCCAATTACAGCTCTTGCTGGTATACAATCAGCAATTAGCATGGTTAAGAAGGCTAGTGCCGTAGCCAATGATCTGGGCTCATTAGCCCCTATGATCGGTAAGATGTTTGATGCTAAGAGCACAGCTACTAAAGCTCTTATCGAAGCTAAACAATCTGGCAAAGGCTCTAATATGGGTACTGCATTGCAAATCGAAATGGCTCTTGAGCAAGCTCGAGCATTTGAAGAAGAGTTAAAGATGCTCTTCATGCAGACAGGTAAGATAGATGTATGGAATAAAATTAAGTCTCGCCAAGCTGAGATGGATCGTGATGATGCCATTGCTATGCGAAAGCTTAAAGATGCAGAGAAGAAGGCTAAAGAGGATGAAGAGTATTATACACAAATAGCTATTGCTGTTGGTGCTTTATTTTTTGTACTGTTTCTCTTGTTTGTTGGTATTAACGAACTTAGCAATCTATGTCCTCCAGGTGGGTGTGGACGATGAACGAGTATCAGAAGACTGCAGACCTATGCTTTAAAATATTTTGCTACGGTGCTGTAGCTTTATATTTCCTAGGCTTCCT